AGGGCACAGGGGAGCTGTGGCCTGAAGAAAGGCGATTCTGAGATTATCTGATGCCACACCCGGTATTCCAAGTGAGCGTTTCGAATGTATAAAAAGATCGTTGATGGGAATCACGAAATCAGTCATCTTTACTTTTCTTCGACAGTCTCCGCACTTAGGTTTCGTTCGATCGCAAGTTTTTCGAGTTCGATATCGAGCCAGATACGGTACGGGGCGTCCCAAAGTGCCATCTTGAACCATTTGTAAATGTTAATAAGATATGTTGGACCCATTGTGGTCATTGATTGATAAATTGCCTGAGGATACATTACTATTTTTTCGTGTCAAATCTTTATATACATCTACCCACACCCAAATTGCCAACCCAGTGTTTAATCCTATCGTGAATTTTGCGATAGGGGGTATCATAATATAATGTTAGATATTAGTAGACATGTCTTTAGATGACATACCTAAAAAGGTTCAGTACATTGTTTTAGATTCTCAATTTGTGACTGGAACGAATAACACTTTTTCTCTCGATCTCACACTGGAATCCAATACCCACGTTGAAGATATGAGTAGAGTCTTAGGTATTAAACTGGTAGATTTTTACATCACACAAATCGGTGAAAGTAATGCTAGTGCGAGTACGAATGTAGCCAAGTTTATAGACGTCGTATGTCCAGAAGTTCCCAAAGCGGCTCAAATTCTTGATGAAAGACACGGACAAATTATGGCGAGAGTGCCCCTCGAGCGTCACTTTTCTGGAAGTAACGATTTTATACTTAGGGACAAACAATGGCGACGCTTCAATCAACAAACAAATTATTTTAATCCGATTTCAATCAAAAAATTAAATTTTACCATATATGAACAACAAGATGATGGAGACTACCTTCTGCTACAACCAGATGCGAAATGGTACATGATACTTGAGGTAACTACACAAAACGTAAAAGAAAAACCAAAAGACCGAGAACTTCAAATTCTAATCGCATTGGAAAAACTTTTGAAAAAAATTGATAGACTCAACCAAAATGTGGAGAGGTTGCCGGAGAAACCTCCAGACGAAAACCCTAAAAAATATTCATTTGGTCTTTTAGTCGCCATTCTGGTCTCACTTTTAGGCGGCTTTATATGGTGGGTAAATAAATCTTCTGCGTAAAAAGTATGGGGGGTAGAAAGGGTCGTAATAACTTGAAATTTTCACTTTCATCGTCGTATGACGAAACTGATTATTATTTTGAAGAAGAGATGGACATCCAACCTGTCCATCCAACTGTAACACCAAAAAGTGAAAATCAAAAGAATTACAACAGAGCTTTGTATAGTATTAGTAAACCAATGGTTTTTGCTATCGGTCCAGCTGGAACGGGTAAGACGATGCTCGCGTGTTACGCCGCCATAGCTGGGTATAATGATAAGACGTTCAAAAAGATAGTACTAACCAGACCCGTTGTATCAGTAGAAGAAGACATCGGTTACCTCCCGGGAACGCTCGAAGAAAAGATGGATCCATGGACAAGACCTATTATGGATGTGTTTAGCGAATTTTACAATCAAAGTGAAATTCAATATATGATTAAGGAAAAGATCATAGAGATATGTCCTTTAGCATATATGAGAGGAAGAACATTTAAGAATGCTTTTGTAATTGCCGATGAAATGCAGAATTCAACACCAAATCAAATGAAGATGTTGTTGACGCGCATAGGTGAAGGCTGTAAAATGATTATTACTGGTGATCCTAGACAACACGACAGAAAGTATGAGGACAACGGTCTAAAAGACATCTGGACAAAGTTGGAAGGAAAGAATCACAAACGTATTGAGTGTATAACATTTGAATTTTCGGACATAGAAAGAAGTCCCATCGTGCGAGATATTCTCGAAATTTATGGTGACAAATAATACTAATACACAGATGGAAGTCGGAACAATCATGTCTGTATTAGCACTTTGCTCGGGAACACCCCTCGAACCTCTACCACTTTTGTATATCATGGCGTCAGCTCGGTGGGCCTACGGGGCGGATAGATACCTCGATGGGAAAACAGAAGACTCACCCGAATCCATAGCCACCGCACTTCTCATAGCGAATCTCATACTCTGGTACGCAGATCAATCCAAGTACGTGGCACCAGAGATTCTCTCTATTTTACTGTATCCCTCATTTAAACAAAATCTACCACTACTGAAACCATTCTACGTGGGGACATTTTGGGCGGGAGCTATCAGTGTTGTTCCACATCTCATAGCTCACACGGACGTCGTTCAAGATGAAGTTTTGGCGATGGGTCTTCTCGCATCGAGTGTGTCGAACATGGCAGACATAGAGGATGTTGAAGATGATATCAAAAATGGAATTTATACATTTCCAGCTCGTTTTGGGGTGCTGCCCACTAGAGCACTTTCTACGTGTTTATTTTTAGGTTCAGTCTACAAAAGTGGAATCATTCCGCACGCCATACGTCCTCCTCTTCCTCAAAAGCTAGGTCTCCGTAGAGTTCTTCCAGCGTTTCGAGCGTCTCTTGTACGTCTCTGAGTGAAGACTTTGTAGATCGTAGATTCCACCTTGCGAGTCGCTTGAGCTTCGCCTGACCTCGCTTGTACTTGGCGATTTGTTCTCGTAGACGGTGAAGTTCGACGGCGTCGACTTCGCCGGAGGGTTTATTAATCACGTACCTATGTTTTCGAAGGCTGACCCGCTTTTTCATGGGATCTTTGTCTGTGGCGTTGTAAATACGAAGTGGGGCGATGACCAACATGTATTTATAACGGGTTTCAGAACTTTATATATGTTTAGGCGGAAACGGCAACCTTCTTCTTGGGGGCGGTTTTCTTAGTGGGAGCCGCAGCAGGAGCCTTGGACGCACACTTGCACTCACCAGCGGGACCAGCAGGGCCGGCGGGACCGGCGGGACCAGCAGGGCCAACGGGACCGGCGGGACCCTGAGGACCTACACCACCAGGGCCTCCTGAACCAACGTTATCAACAATCTTGAGAAGTAGGTCAAAGAGGCGACCCTTGTCGAGGCGGGCACGCTTAAGCTCGTCTTCAATCTCTTTGCGGAGGGAACTCATGTTTATATATATAAAAGAAAGATTATCTTTATACCAAATGATCATCATAGGTCCAAATCTAATTTCAGGTATAGGACAACATGCTCAAAAATATACAAAGATTTTCCGTCCTGGTCCTGACTATTATATAATTGGTAAAGAACTTCCTGAAAGCGAACATGGTCTCATTTTTATGCTTCCAATTAAAGATCACCTCGAATATGTCAAATACGCGAAAACTCGAATCAAAAATCTAGCGTGTATGACCGTTTGTGAAACTGAAACTGTTCATGAAGACTATGGACTCATCATGAAAGAATTTAGGAGAGTGGCAGTTCCGAGTGAATTTTGTAAGAAAGTACTCTCTAGACAATTTCCTAACAACGAGTTTTACATCATACACGCACACATACCTCAACCTAGAGAGAAGCCTTATACGTTCTATCACATTGGTAATGTAATGGACCCCAGAAAGAAGTTCCAAGATATTCTACAAGCTTTTATCAGACTCAATGAACCCAATAGTCGCCTCGTTGTAAAAGCAACTTGTGGTCGTAATGTAGACATAAAACTTCCTCGAGTCGAAGTCATAAATGGGCTTATTTCCGATGAAGATATGGATGCGCTTCATGATAGATGTGATTGCTATGTCAGTTTTTCTCACTCTGAAGGTGTAGGAATGGGGGCAGTAGAAGCGGCACTCAGGGAGAAACCAGTTATCATAACAAACTACGGCGGAGCGCCGGAGTATGTGAAAACACCCTATACGATTGATTGTGAACTTCAAGAGCTGGAGAGGGACGATTTCCTCTTCAAAAAGGGAATGACTTGGGGAAAACCCGATTTCGACCAACTCTTGGAATTCATGAGACATGCCTATGACAACCGCGTTCGTCACATGGACCACGAACATACTAAAAAACTAGTTGGGAAAGAGAATGTTTTACAGGAGTTCGTCCTGAATGTAATTGGTGGCGAGAACGATAATACCGATAAGAATGGTGCCACTCATGAGTGAACCTCGTTGAGCGATGATGGTCATCACGAGGTCGTCGAGGGGTTGGAAACCGGTGGGTTTGGTGAGAATGCGAGGAACGAGAACACTTATAGTGATGTAAAGAGCCATCGCTATTATTACAGGTCTAAGACTTTCCTGATCTAGCATCATTTACTATACACTGGGATTTTCTTTCCAATAACTTCTTTGTCAATTCTGTGCTTCTTGCAGAAATCTCCACACACAGCCTTGAAAGAACATTGTTTTCCAGACATCGTTGTGGCCATACAAATTTTGTTCTGAGAACGTTGAGTGACCGTCGGCTCGGGAGGCTTGTCGATCACGACAACCTGTCGATCTTCCTTCTTGTTTTCGTGTCTTTTGTAAGCCATCTTGCATTTCCACGTCGCATCAGCCAGTTTGTAGCACCGCTCCGTAGGCTCTTGGAGACGATGCATCTTGACCGCGCTCGCGAGACATTC